TAAATTTGACCCAACAAGACCAGTTCACGTAAGACAATTACTAGCTACTGGATCAACTCAATCTGATGTTGTACGATATGTAAAAGAATCAGGATATTCTAATGGCGCTGCTGCAACTGCTGAGGGTACAACTTTAGGACAATCTGATTTTGATATGACTGCGGCTGATGCTAACGTAAGAAAAATCGGAACTTACTTCCGTATTTCTGAGGAAATGTTGGCTGATACGCCACAATTAACGTCTTACCTTTCTGCAAGAGCGCCTGAGAAACTTTTAGAAGTTGAAGATACTCAAATATTAAGCGGAGACGGAACTGGTGCTAATTTAAGCGGAATCATTACTGACGCAGCTGACTTTGATGTTTCTTCAAGTGGTGCTTTTTATCAGTCTGTTGAGTCTGCTAATGAGTTTGACGTTATCGTTGCAGCATTAAACCAATTAGCTTTGTTAAACTACAACGCTGATTGTATTATGTTAAATCCTACTGACTTTAACAAGATTTTATTGTTAAAAGATTCAACTAACAAATACTTGAAAGACCAAGTTTATAACGGATTACAACCATCTTTTTCAGGTGTTAAAGTAATTCAGAACACTGCTATCGCTGCCGGAAGTTTCTTAATTGGAAACTTTGGTGTTGGTACTCAGTTATGGGTTAGACAAGGTGTAAATGTTGAGTTCTTTAGAGAAGATGGAACTAACGTAAGAGATGGATTTGTAACTGTTAGAGTAAGCGAAAGAGTTGCTTTAACAAACTACTTACCAAATGCGTTTGTTAATGGATCTTTTGCAACTGCAATCGCATCATTAGAAACTCCATAATAACTAAAATAATTTATTTTAAAGGGCCTAGATTAATTTCTAGGTCTTTTTTTATGCCCTTAATTTACAAGGGGTTATGAATAAAATGAAAAAAAACTTTAAATAAAACTGAAAATATTTTTTTAATTCCAAAAAAGGTTTTATCTTTGGAGTGTGGAAAACAAACTACCACTTTAAAACAAAAATATTATGAAGCTAACACACGAACAAAAAAGATTAATTCAGGATTATTTACAACACTATTACGAAATGAATATTGAATCCAAAGAAGCAAAATTATCTTTGAAAAATCAAATTCAATTAATTTATGATTACACAACTCATATAGTTGAGAATTAATAACTAACGGGAGGGTAAAACCTCCCTTTAAAAACCAAACAAAATGAAAAATTACACAAAAGAACAATTAGAACTTTTATCATTAAAAAAATATGGTAAGCCTTACAATCAATTAAATTTTATTGAATTTCAATTATTAACCTTATAACATACAATAAGCAAAGACGATAGAATATAATTTAAAACAAACAAAATGAAAAAACTACAAACTTTAATAATGATTTTAGCGCCTAGCTATTTCATCGTAAGATTATTAACCGGATTAATTTTTAACGTATAATGAGCAAACCAAAACACTACGACAATGGCGCCAATTATGACGTTATAGATATAGCAAACGATTACAACCTATCCTTTGCTAGAGGAAACGCCGTTAAATACATTGTAAGGGCCGGAGTAAAAAGCCAAGACACAGAGATTGAGGATTTAGAAAAGGCGATTATTTGCCTGGAAAGAGAAATTAATCATTTAGAAAAAAAATAGCTATGGATGTATTTGATCACCAATTAAACGAACATTTAGAATCGTCAGAACAAAAAAGCGAATGTATGGAGTGCGGAGTTGATGTACAACTTGGAAAACAATATTGTTGCTTTGGTTGTTTTGATTCATCTAATAGGTAGCGCCTAAATGCTTTTTATTGACTTATAACCTACGTTAAAACGTGGGTTTTTTTTATTTTGCTATCTTTACGATATGGATAGCAACCAAATTGGATGTCTTGCTGAATACAAATTTGCAACTGCTGCAATGGAGAAAGGCTTTTATGTTTCATTTCCTTTACTTAATACTTCGAGATATGATTGCATTATTGAAACACAAAAAGGATTGCTTAAAATACAAATTAAATCAGTCCATAAATTAACAAATAGGCCAAGAGTTTTTTTAAGAGATACAAAACTAAAAAATTACAAAACTAAAGACGTAGATTTTTTTGCTATTTACTACAAAGAGAAAGACGGATTCTTTATTATTAAAAATGACGGCATACAAAAATCAATTGAATTAACATCGCCTAAATATTTAAAATTTTTTAATAACTTTGCAGAACTTTAAATGTTTTGAATTTTGTTTTCCAACGAAAAGGCGTCGCAATCTAATGTGGCGCTTTTTTTTTATCTTTACAAAAATATTTATAATATGAAACTAAAAATCAAACAATCTATTTTAAAAGGAGACAAGCGTTACAATGAGGGCGATGTTATAGAATTAGACGCAAATACTGCTGATAATTGGATTAAAAAAGGTTTAGGATCAAAAATATCTAAAAAGAAAGAAAAGCAAACCTTTGAAACAAAAGAACTAAAGGTTGAATTTAAAGAAATCAAATCAAATGAGACAAATTAAAATTAACGCAACAACCGGGAATGAAATATTAACGGCTCAAAATGTTAAAGATTATGTTCGTATTGATACAAGTGCGGATGATAATTTAATTACCGCAATGATTTCTCAGGCTCGTATATGGTGCGAAAATTATATTTCAAGAGATATTGTTCCAAAAAATAGAACGTACTACCTGGACACAACAAACGGATTGTTTGATTTACCTTTTGGGCCAATTGCTAGTGTTTCAGAGGTTACAATTAACGGAACTGCTACAACTGACTATGAAATTCTTGGTTTAGATAATGAAACTATTGAACTAGACGGAGGCTCTGCTGAAAGAGTTAAAATTACATATGTAACTTTAGGAATAAATGATTCTTTAGTAAAACAAGCGATGTTGCAACTTATATCAACCTATTATGATAATAGAGCAGATTTTACAACTGAGCAAAACAATGTTGCAGAAGTACCAACATCGACAAGAAAAATTTTGACGTCTTATAAAACTATGTTTATTTAATGGATGCCGGAAAACTAGATTCTAAAATAACAATAAAACGATTAGTTAAATCGTCAGATGGTTTTGGCGGTTATAATTCAACTTTGTCAAATGTTGCAACTGTATGGTGTAATTTAAAGCAGATTAGCGGAGATATAAGCGACAAACTAGGGAAAAGAACACAAGACACTCAAGTTGAAATAATGATGCGTAAAAATACCGCAGATTTAATTCAGTTGGGAGATATATTTATTTTAGAGGGTGGATCTCAACAATATCGCATAAATGAAAAGTTTGAGTTTGATTTGGATTTTTATACTAAATTATTAGCAACAAAGTCTAAGTAAAATGAATATTAAAATCGACCAATCAGATTTGGCCCAACTTAAAAAAAAGTTAGACAATTTGCGTTCCTTTGATAAAAATACGTTATCAAAAGAACTTGGCTCGGCCGGTTTAGATATTGCACGAATTGCAAAAAAAAATGTGGCGTCTGATTATGGTACACTAAGGCAGTCAATAAAGTCAGAAAAAAAGGGTAAAACTGTTGAGGTAATAGCGGGAGCAAAATATGCGCCTTATGTAGAATTTGGAACGGGTGCTTTTGTAACTTTTGATGATATGCTTGAATTAGGAATACCAAAGAGTTACGCAGCACAATTCAAAGGCGCTAAGCCAGGTTATATGAAACCTCAACCATTTTTCTTTGGCTCTGCTAGAATAGGTCTAAAAAAATTATTAATGCGCTTAAATGGCGAAATTAAAAAAGCAATAGAATAAGATGTTAGAAGCAATTCATTATGTTAGAAAAGCAATTATTGCAAAGTTAAACGGCAATGTTTTAATTAATAGCGTTGCGGTACCGGTTTACAATCGTATTCCAACGGATGCAACATACCCATTAATAAGAGTTTATTCAGTTTCAACAGACGAAACAGACCAAAACCAACAATCGTTTAACACCGAAACAATAACACGAATTGAATGTATTTCAAAATTCTATTCAGATGATGGCGGACAATTAGATACAAATTTAATGGTTTCACAATGCCTTGAAAATGTAAGAACAAGATCTTCAAACTATATTGACATAACTGCAAACGGATTTAATGTTTATACAAGTGTAAACAATGGCGTTACTTACTTAGAGGATGATTTATCAGATTCAACTTATTTTAGAGGTGTAATTGAATTATCAAATAAAATTGAACAAATTAACTCAGTTGAAGGTTTACAAAGTGAATTACAAAACGAACTACAATCATAAAAAATTAAACTATGGCTAAAATAACTTTTTCAACAAAATCAGATAATCAAACTTCAGTATTACCTGAAATCAATAAAGTAACTGCTGCTAATATAAACGAAATAAAAAATTCAGTAAATGCTTTGTATGATTCACAAGGTGGTTGGGTTGATTATGAAGATTCAGCAACAACTACAACGCCAATAAATCTAACGCAAAATGTTTGGACAGATTTAACAAATGACAAGGCCGGAAGCGGAACAATAACAACATACAAGCCTAGTTTTATAACGGGAGACTTATGGAACTCAGCATCTAACTCATTAGATTTTTCTGAAGTTGGGGCCGGTAGAGTGATGATTGTTAGAAACGATTTTGATATAACTGCCGGAGCATCAAATACAAGACTTGACGCACGTTTATATTTTCCTGATACCGGAAAAAGTGTTGAATTTATGCACGATAATATTGCAAGTAACAATGATTTAGTAAGGTATTCGAGAACTACTCAATTATTTACGCATACAGATATTTTAACAAGTGGTTGTAAAATTCAAGTTAAAGTTGATAAATCAGGAGCAACGGCAACAGTTGAGAATTTTTTAATTACGCTTATATCTCATTTCTAAAACAAAACAATGCGACAAATAAACAAAATAATTATACATTGTAGCGCTACGCCTGAGGGTAGAAAAACAAGCGCCGAAGAAATAAAGAGTTGGCATTTAGAAAGAGGTTTTTCTGATATTGGTTATCATTACATTGTCCATTTAGACGGATTAATTTCATATGGTAGAAACATCGAAAAAATTGGCGCACATTCAAGAGGTCAAAATAAAATGTCAATAGGCGTTTGTTATATTGGAGGTTTAGATGAATCTTTAGACGCTAAAGATACTAGAACGCCACAACAAAAAGAAAGTCTGTTAATCTTGTTAAAAACACTAAAAAAAATGCATCCTAAAGCGGTTATTTACGGCCATAGGGATTTTAGCGAAAAGGCTTGTCCGAGTTTTGATGCGTTTGATGAATATAAATTTATTGAGTAATGCCGAAAAAAAAATTTAAAGACACAAAGGTTGGTCAGTTTATTTTAAATAAAATACCTGGATTTATTGGAGACGTACTTCCGGAAAAAGGGGTTTTAGGAGTTGTTAAAAACTTAATAGACAACGAGCCAAGCATTTCGCCTGAACAAAAAAAAGAATTAAATAACGAACTGATTGAGTTTTATAAACTAGAGGTTGCCGATAGGGATTCAGCAAGAAAACGAGAAGTTGAAAAGGCTAAATCAGGAGGCTTTGACTTAATGTTTAACTTAACCGGTGTTATTGGATTAGGCGCCTTTTCTTTTATTATTTATGCGATTGTGTATTTGCAAATTCCTGAATCTAACAAAGAGGTTTGGATTCATTTAATTGGTATTTGTGAAGGAATTGTATTATCTATTTTTGGCTACTTTTTTGGATCTGCCGTTAGAAAAAATGATTAAAAATCTATAATTTTAATTTTTGTATTTTTGTGAATATAAAATTAAAATAAAAAAAATGGCGTCAGATTTATATTATTCTAGTGAATTTCAAAAATTATCATTCGGAGACAAGGGTTTAAGAGTAATAGCTGCATCAGCTACATCTTTAGCGGGTGAAAACTTTTGTGCAATACAAGCAATAGAATCTTCAGTAATTTCTTGCGACATTGATACTATAGGAGGCGATACTTCAATAAGTTCGTTATCTATGAGTACCGGTGTTGTTATTTATGGAAACTTTGATGATGTTAGCGTTGCAAGTGGTAAGGTTATTTGTTATTTAAGGTAAAAGTATATGATTGGATTAGGTCTAAATTTACAAATCAATCAAAAAAGTATTTTTTACTCTTTAATAGTTCAAAATTACGTTGCAAGAGTTATTGCTGACGGCGGAACAATTGAGGCAATTGATTGCGTACAATCAAAATTGTCTTTGTAAAAAATAACATAATAAATAAAACTTTAAAAATATGTCTTTAGCGGATCAAGCAAGTCTTTTATTAATCCCTAGTGGTTACAAATCGCAAAAACTTTATTCTATATTTCCTACAAATGGAGTAGGAGATTTTGATTTTTCACGAAGTGGCTCAGCCACAAGAATAGCACAAAACGGATTAATAACTACTGTTGATTCAAATGTACCAAGATTAAACTATCCAATGATTGATGGTAAGGTTGTGGGATGTCCACATCATATTTTAGAGCCACAGAGAACTAATTTAATTACAAGTAGTGAGAGTTTATCTGATTTCTCAAAAACTAATATAACAGAAATATCTGGAAACCAAATAACTCCAGATGGTACAATAGGTTCTATAAAAATAACACCTACATCATCTTCATTAACACAATTACAAAAATCATCATTAACTATTGGTGCTTCATATTCTATTAGTTTTTTTGTTAAAAAAGCTGAAGCAAGTCACTTAATTATAAATCAAGCTGGTTCTGCTGCACAGAAAGTTTCATATGACATTGGTAATTTATCATACATTGGTATTAGTGGAGTTGATGCTAATATAGTTTCTTATGGAAATGAATGGGTTAGAGTTGAATATTCTGTAAACTCTTTAACATATAATAATATTAGAATTATTTTATCTGATGGTTCTAATAACTATCCATATAATCCTCCGATTGGAGATGGTTTATATCTTTGGGGTTTTCAATTGGAACAAGGTTCTTTTCCAACAAGCTATATTCCAACTAACGGAAGTGCAGTTACTCGTTCAGCAGAAACTGCTAATGGTTCTGGAG